GTTCGTCGCTTCAACCTCGCTTAATAGCGAACCATTAGAACGGCTGGGGGCGAGTGCCCTTCTCGCTCCCAGCTCTTATGAAAGGATAGAGAATGAGTCTATGTACAGTCACAGAGCTTAAGGCAGCTCTCGGTGTCGGCTCCCTCTATAGCGATGCAATCATTCAAGAGGTATGCGACGCGGCAGATAACGCCCTGCTCCCTTTCATATGGGCTAACAATTCTTTCGGAGTTGGTCATAGCAATACCACCAACACAGGCACTACCTATTTTGATGAGCCTACTAAGGACGTATTCTATGTAGGCCAGACTGTGGTCATCTCAGGAATGGGATCTAAACATAACGGCTCTAAGACCATTACAGAGGTGGGCGAGTATTCAATTACCTACGCCATCTCAGGCAACAACAACACCGCAACCGTTTACCATCCTGTCAACCCTTACGGCGTAGTAGCTGCAGAGACTTACCTAGACCCTTCTACAGTTCCAGCAATTCAGGAGGCAGCCCTTATGGTTGCCGAGTCTATCTGGCAAGCTCGTCAGGCTAACTCAGGCAACGGCATGGCTCCCGATGGTTCTATGGGTTCATTCTATGCTATGTCATCTCAGCTCATCTCACGCGTTAGAGGTCTCCTCGCGCCGTACCTAGACCCTCGTTCTATGGTGGGCTAATGACTGCGATAACTACTCTTCGCTCTTCTATTGCTACGGCTCTTACAGATAACTCTCTTTATCAGGTCTTTAGTTATCCTCCTGCTAGTCCTATTCCTAACTCAGTTATTGTCACTCCTAGTGATCCATATATCGAGCCAAGCAATAACGATTACACATCTATTGCACCGATGGCTAACTTTAAGATTTCAGTCCTTGTCCCGCTTCTCGATAATCAGGGAAACCTTGCGGGTATTGAGGCAGACGTAGTGCGAGTCTTTCAATTATTGGAAGCCTCCTCTATTGTCTTTAATGTGGGAGCAGTTAGCGCACCTAGCGTTATCTCAGTCCCCTCTGGCGATTTACTGACTTGCGATATTGCAATCAGTACCCTAACGGAATGGAGCTAATCATGGACGATTGGACAAAGGAGCAAGCCGACTTTCTAATCAAGATTGGTCAGCTTCCACCAGTAGCAGCACCCGCACCAAAACCAACTACAAAGAAAGAAGAGGAATAAGCCGTGGCAGTATTTCTGAACAATGGCGTATCTGTAACGGTCAATTCTGTTGACCTTTCAGACCATGTAACATCTATTACACTCAACCGTACATTCGATGAACTCGAAGTAACTGCGATGGGTGACTCAGGTCACAAGTTCGTTAAGGGACTTGAGGCTTCATCTCTTACTATTGACTTCCTCAACGACACAGCGACAGGTGAAGTCCTTCAGACTCTACAGGCTGCATGGGGTACTAACGTAACTGTAGTTGTCAAGCAGACAAGCGGAGCAGTCTCAGCGACTAACCCAAGCTACACAATGACATGCCTAGTAAACAACACTACAGACATTAACGGCGCAGTAGGCGATCTTGGTACACAGTCAGTTACTTGGAACGTATCAGGTACAGTAGCAGTAGCTACATCGTAATTAACTAAACAAAGGGGCAACAAATGGCTAAACTCAAAGTAACAAGGGCTGACAATTCTGTAAGCGAGTTTGAGATAACTCCACTAATTGAATATAGCTTTGAATCTTATGCTAAGAAAGGCTTTCATAAGGCACTACTAGAAGATCAGAAGCAATCTGATGTTTACTGGTTATGCTGGGAGGCTATCCGTCGCTCAGGGGAAACTGTCCCACCATTCGGTGAAAAGTTCCTTGAGACCATTAAAGGGGTCGAGGTCTTAGAGTCTGACCCTTTAGGCTAGATCGGAACTCCGTTACCTACACAGCCGCGAGGTTATCGTATGAATACGGAGTTCCGTTCGAGTCTGTAGTGAACCTTAGCCCTATGGCGTTTAAGGCTCACATCCAAGTATTGAACGACCTAGCGAAGGAGCGAGAGAATGCCAGCAGAGGTAACAGGCGCCCTCGAACTTCGTAAAGCGTTAAAGAAATTAGCACCAGAGATAGCGAAGGAAAGCCAGAAAGAAATTGCTGGCTTACTTCGTATTATCACCAATAGAGCTAAGGGATTCGTTCCAAGTGAAGCCCCTCTCTCGGGCTGGGGTATTTCTCGCGGGCTATGGGCTAATCGCACTTACAACGCTGGAGAAATTAAACGCGGTATTACCTTTTCGGCTGCTCCATCAAAGGCTAATAAGAGAGGGTTTAGATCACTCGCTACTATCTACAATAAGAGCGCAGCGGGTGCAATCTATGAGACTGCAGGGCGTAAGAGTCCTAACGGTCAGCCATCTCAGGCGTCCACCAAGGGCAAGTACAGTTCTTATGTAGACACATCAAGCCAAGTTAATAAATCTGCTAACCCTAAAGCGGGTAAGCAATTTATCGACGCTCTTCCACCTCTTTATAAAGTCCAGCGACGCGAGGGTCAAGGCGGTCGCGTAAGTCGTAAGATGAATGGACGCCTTATCTTTAGAGCGTGGGGCGAGGATCAGGGCAAGGTTAATGCTCAGGTTCTTAAAGCTATTGAGAAGTCAGTCGATAAAGTTCTAGTTATCACTAAGGGTAAATCCCAGATTAACGTGAGGGGTCGCTAATGGCGAGTACAGATTTAGCAGTAAGAATTGCCACCGTCCTCGATAACTCAGGATTGAAAAAAGCCGATAAGGGCATTAACGGTTTAGAGAAAACTGCCAAGAAGCTTGGTGCTGCTATCGCAGGTGCGTTCGCAGCTGACAAAATCATTGCATTCGGTAAGGCATCCCTCAAGGCATTCGCAGAGGAAGAGAAGTCTGCCGCCCTACTTGCTAACACCATGAAGAACCTAGGGCTAGCATTCGCTGTCCCTCAAACGGAAACTTTCATTTCGCAACTTTCGGAAAGCGCAGCGGTTGCGGATGACGTTCTCCGTCCTGCCATGCAGAAACTAATATCGACTACCGGCAGCCTTGTAAAATCTCAGGAGATGCTCTCACAGGCTATAGAAATATCCCGAGGGGCAGGGGTCGAGCTTGACACGGTAGTACAGGATCTTGCCAATGCCTATGTAGGAAATACTAAGGGACTCAAGAAATATAACCTTGGTCTAACTCAGGCAGAACTAAAGACTGCAGATTTTGCTGAAGTACAAAAGAAACTTAATAACCAATTTAAGGGATCTAACGCGGCTTATCTAAAGACCTACGCGGGTCAGATGGAAGTCTTAAAGACTGCAGCGGGTGAAGCGCAGGAGACTATCGGAAAGGGTCTAGTAGACGCACTCAGCGCCCTCGCAGGTAGTACTAGCGTTGAAGATTTAGCAAATGACATGAAAGGTCTATCTATCTATATTGCGGACGTTATCCGCGGTGTCGGTAATTTAGGTAAGGCGTTTAAGTTAAACGGCATTACTACAGACGCTAGCGGAAACTTCGACCCTACCGCTCTCATTCAGGCTATTCCTATTCTTGGCTCTTATATCAACATGTTAAGAGATTCAGGATCTACTAGACAATCTACAGGCTTCTCGTTCTTCGGCTCTCCCATGGAGTCAACACAGAAGGCACGAGATGCAGAAGCGGCAAGACAGGCAGAACTGGACGCAGCTAGAAGAGCTAAAGAACTCTTAAAGAGCACAAGGGCAAATACGGCAGAACTCAAGAAACAAGCCGCACAAAAGAAGCAAGCCGCACTCTTTGACCTTGAGAAGATTGGACTCGTGGCAGCCTTACAGGGCAAGATTACCGAGGAAGAGCGTCTACGCCTCAACCTACAGCTCGCCCTGCTGACAGGTAATGACACTCTCGCCACTAAGTTGTCTGGAGAGCTCGCTAAGTCAATCGACTCAACCGGTAAGCTCGCTAAAGATTTAACTACCTTGCCAGATGCTAAAAACCCTTTCGCGGCTTGGTCTGCCTTCCTCGATGAAATCATCACTAAAGCCAAGTTCGCAGCCTCTATCGGTGGAAACGGCTCAATGGCTCGCGGTGAATCATTCGCAACACTTACCCCTACAGTCCAGAGCCTCG